AACTGACGCTTTTGCCTTGATTGATATTATGCACAATTCACACCGTAAGATAAGAACATTTGGAATAGGAAATGTGATGAGTGCAGCCTTTTTAGTCTTTACATCAGGATTAAAAGGCGAAAGATATATTGGTAAAAATACCAGTATTATGTGTCATCAATATACCGGTGAGATTTATGGAAAACACCATGACTTGACGGCACAATTCAAAGAAACAGAATCATTGAACCGAAGAATGGTTGATGTTCTAAAACGAGCTACATATTTGGATGAAAAAACAATTAAAAAAAGATTGTTGCCTCCATCAGATGTTTGGCTCACACCACAAGAGGTCATTGATTTAGGTATAGCTGATAATTTCATAAGTTAAGGAGAAAATTCATGGCAAGTTATTTGGATCATTTAAGACAAGAAATTAAAATACTCGAAGATAGATTGGCGGCATTAAAACAACAAGAAATGGAAGAATCTATCAGAGAAGAAGACCATCAACAATCTCTGTTACAAGAAAGTCAAGGTAGATTATTTTGAACAATGAAAGAGATGAAATCTTAACTATATTAATGGAAGAAAGTGCTGAAACAACAGTAGAGGCATCCAAAATAATTCGTTTTAATGGTGGTTTTGAAAGACTTGAAGCTGAACTTGGTGATTTAATGTGTATGATGGAAATATTGATACAAAAAGGATTCATCAAAAAAGAAAACATTGGTCAATATGCTCAAGCAAAAAGATTAAAGTTAAAACAGTGGAGTGATATAAAAAATCTGTAAAAAAGCTTGACTTTTAATTAATTCTATGTTATCCTATTCACATAATGATAAAGGAGATTGTTATGAGTTTAGAGAAAATCAATAAAAAGTTAAATGATATTTCACAAGAAAATAAAGAAAAACAAGTAAATCTTCAAGCTCAATTAATAGCTGAAGATGAAGAAGCTGCATATTGGAATCATATTACTAATATGCAAAATGATATCGACAAATACAATGATTCCGATGGACCTTGGTTCTGGGAAACAAAGTAAATCCTTTAAAGCCGTGGTTGAGTTTATCTCCTATACTCTCTCTCAAAATTCAACCACGCACCCCCTTGACATTTGCCTTAAAACCTGATATAATGGATACATTATGATAATTTATGTGCAAAACAAATACAAGCCAATGCGTAAAAGCAAAAAGAAGATTAATGCTTCTAGGCGTCCAAGTAAAGTTAGAATTATACCTATTGAATCAAAAATAAATCCTGTTGTTTCCGGTGTGGTTATTAGAGAAACACCGCATTATCAAAGTTTGGTGACCACATCAGGTTCTACAACAAAACCTATACAAGGTAAAGTTTATACCGGCACAGCGATGATTGGTATTGGTACCTTACATAAATCTAATGCCGTTCCTGTATTCAAAAAAGAAGATTTAGAGGATCAGGCAAAGATGAGGCGATAATGCTTGACTTTTCGGTAAAGTTGTGTTATGATGGTAACTTAAAAATATAAAAATGAGGAATTATATTATGAAAAAAGTGAAACTTAAACCGTTTCAGAAATTACTTACACTAATGATTTCTGGAAATGCAGTAACAAGAGATGAAATTGATACGCTTCTTGGAAAAGAAATCTATATGTATCGTATTTCAACTTATATGTGGCATATCAAAACTAATGCTAATGGCATTATTCGAATCAAAAAAGAAGGCCGTAAAGTTGTTTCATATCAATTAGTAAATGTAGAAGAAGTTAAAGAATACATGAAACGAGTTGGTGTTTTAAATACAACATTTACACCTGGTCAAGTTGAGAAAAAACCATCTATTTCAAAATTAGGTGATTTACAAGCTGAACCAGTTGTTGAAATAACAGATAACTTACAAACAGCGTAATGAAAAAACTTTTAATTCCATTATTAATAACATCCATGTTTGCTAATGCTGAAGTTGTAACCGGTGTTGGCGAATATCGATATGGTCCCGATACTTCAGAAGAAAGTGCTTGTATTCTCGCTGAACAAATGGCAAAAGAAGATGCTATTGCTAAAGTTGTTGGCGAAGAACTTGGTACAGTTTCATTTGAACAATGTGAGAATGAAAATTGCGTGGTTCAAAAAGACACCATTATCGATAAAAAAGGATATATTAAAGAAGTTATAACAAAAGAAGTAAATACAAATAAAGGAATTGGTTATCATTCATGCACCGTTTCAATTCGGGCTGATGTTCAGATTGATAAAAATCCAATAGAATTTAAGTTGTATAATACAAACTATCAATACAATGAAGGTGATGAAATTATTATAAAAGGTTATGTGGATCGACCTGGAACTTTATTAATTTACACTTATGTTAATGGAATTTACAGCTTAGTTTATGGTGAAAAGTTTGCCGAATATAATTATAATTTTGTGTTACCATCTACTCAAAATAGAATGGTTGCATTATTACCTGATGGTGAACTTACATCAAAAGAACTTATGATGGTATTATTTACGAGCTCTAATCGTGACTTTAAAATGAAATATAATAAAGCAGAAATGGAAACTTTATTAAATTCAATACCGTTTGATAAGCGAAAGGTGATTAATAATTACATTTATATTATGAAAAGAGGAAATACAGTATGAAAAACAAAAAGTTAATCGCAGTAATGATTGCTTCGTTACTTGCTACTGGTTGTGGTAGTGTAAAATATACCACAGGTTTTGAGATGAGTAGTGGTTCAACAAAAACAGCCGAACCTGGTGTTGAAGTATCTTATCCAGATTGGTATAATGCTGAACTTACTGATGATGATGGTAATCTGTATGCTGTTGGTACCGAATACTCTAAAGATATGCAGTTTGCTATCGATAAAGCAACATTGTCTGCTAAACGAGATTTAGCTGCTAACTTCTCATCACACACGAGTGCTTTATTAAAAGACTATGCTACTGAAGTTGGTTCACTTGATTCTGAAGTGATTAGAGAAATTGATAGAACAACCAAAGTTGTTGTAGCACAAGTTAATATGATTGGTGTTCAAAGAGAGCATATGTCATTGATACACGCTAAAGATGGTTATCGTGCATATGTCAAGTTAAGATATGTTCCTGACCAAGCAAATAAAATTCTTTTACAGGAAGTTTGGAAAAACGAAAAACTTAAAGCAAAAGTTCAGTCTTCTAAACGATTTAAAGAATTAGAAAAAGAAGTTGGTATTATTAAACAAGAAGAAATACAAGAAAACATTATCTATGATAGTGAGTTCTAATGAATATCTTTTATTTGCATAATGATCCAAAAAAATGTGCTGAAATGCACTTGGATAAACATTCAACTAAAATGTGTATCGAGTATGCCCAGCTGATGTCGACCGCTCACCGAGTTTTAGATGGTGAAGAATATTATGGTAAAACGGCCAATGGTCGTAAGATTAAACGGTGGCGGTTGACGGATGGGCCAAAAGAAAAAGAATTGATGAAAGCTTCTCATGTCAATCATCCAAGTGGAATATGGACGAGAGCTAATCGACAGAACTACAAGTGGCTGTTTTCATTGTGGAAGAACCTACTCCAAGAATATACTTTTCGGTATGGAAAACAGCACGCTTGTAGCCGTTTATTGGAAATGCTAGAAACACCACCAGCAAATATACCTGATGGTGTTTTCTTTGCACCAACACCGGCTATGCCAGATGAATGTAAAGTTCCTGGAGATGTATTGGAATCATACCATAAATACTACAACGAAAGAAAAAGACACATTGCAAAATGGACTAAAAGGGAAATACCTTCGTGGTATGAAATGGATTATGCCAATATATCATTTTAAAAATAAAGAAACAGGTGAAATCTTTGAAGATATGATGTCTATATCTAGCAAAGAAGAATTACTTAAAAATAATTCACACATCGAACAGGTGCCAACAGGATTTACAATTGTTGGTGGAGTTGGCGATAATATGGATGCAAAAACTGATGATGGATTTAAAGAAGTGATGGCAAAAATTGCTGAAAAGAATCCAGGCAGTCCTCTTGCAGACCGTTATGCCAAAAACAAAACAATCAAACGGGCTAAAACCGAATCGATTGTTAGAGATCATAAGAAGAAATTTGGTATATAATGTTTGAATTTGTGAATTTGCCAGAATTGGATTTTGACTTACAATCCAAAACTGAAAATGGCAGCCGTAAGTATGTAACACCAAATGGTGATGCCTATCCTTCTGTAACCACCATTCTATCTGCTTATAATAAAAAAGCAATACAAGAATGGAGAGAACGAGTTGGTGAAGAAGTTGCCAACAAAATATCAACACAAGCATCAACAAGAGGCACACGATTACATTCATTGTGTGAAACTTATTTACTCAACGAACTATCTCCATTAAAACTTCAATCAGTCATGCCTGATGCAAAAGAACTGTTCAATAAAATAAAACCAAAGTTAGATGCTAATATTGGTAAAATATATTCACTTGAACAAGCATTATACTCCGACAAATTAAAGATTGCTGGTCGTGTAGATTGTATTGCTGAATGGAATGGTGAATTATCTGTAATTGATTTTAAGACAGCCAGTAAAGAAAAGAATGAAGAATGGATTCAAAACTATTTTATGCAGTGTTCAGCATATGCAGAAATGTTTGAAGAAAGAACTGGTCGACCAATCAACCAGATTGTAGTTGCTATTGCTGTGGCAAATGGTGATACTCAAATCTTTGTAAAAGAAAAAGAAGATTATTTACGAGGTTTGAACTTTTTTATTGATGAATATTATGATACAGTGTGAGGTAAACTATGCCAATTATAACAGAACCTATTGAAGAAGTAAAAGAATATATTGAAGATAACACACCATTAGAATTAACAACAGGTGATATTGCTGATGTTTGGTTTGTTATTTTTCTTGGAATGTTAATGTATTTCTTTAGTAACTTTGTTTCACTATTGATCAAAGTTGGTGGGGCTATATTAGTTATACTTGGGCTTTATACAATATTTTTAGCATAGGAAACTAAATGGCTGCAAAAAATGATATTACTGGTGACAGTATAAAATCAAAAGGACCATCAACTGCTTATGAAGATGGTTGGGATAGAATATTTGGAAAGCATAAAACTGCCGAAGAAGCTTTACAAGCTCATGTGAATGGATTTCCAAATGATAAGATGTTTAATGATGAAAAAGTGTGCAAAAAGTGTGGGTTTAAACAACAAATGAGTAAAGAACCCCCTGTTTTAATGTGCCAATCGTGTGGTGAGTTACTTTAGGATCATAAATAAACTCACATCTTCACAAAAAGGAGAATGTATGCGTAAAGGACTGATTTATATTATTCCACCGCTTCTGACAATATTAGTATGTTTTCTAATATTTCAAACAGGCTCAAAAGCCATTCAAATAGAAGCCAACGAAAAAAGCGACTTCAAACATAAAGTATCATATGACCAACTAACCAGTAAAACACAAAAAGAAGTAATGTGTTTAGCTGAAAATATTTTTTTTGAATCAGCACATGAACCATTAAGTGGTCAAGTTGCTGTGGCCATGGTTACATTGAATCGTGTAAACAGTGATGGTTTTCCAAACACCATTTGTGGTGTCGTTAAACAAATTAAATATAGAGGTGTTTGCCAGTTTTCGTGGTATTGTGAAGGCAAACAATCAATGGAATACTTGACAAGATACAACAAAGTGTTGTATAATGATATCATTAACTTAGCAGTAGATATATATGCTAACCATGATAAAATGAATGACCCATCAAAAGGTGCTTTATTCTATCACGCTGATTATGTTCGACCAGTTTGGCGTAAGAACTTAGATAAAGTAGCTGTAATTGGAAAACATATTTTTTATAATGATAAGGAAGTTCAATGAGTGAGAAATTAAATATGACTTTTGGTATCTGTTTGACAATTATAATATTATCTTGTATTGGTACATATCAATATTATCATTTACAAGATAGACAATTGATGGCTAAGAATGTAACCGATGCAATAGAAAAAGGTATTGATCCATTATCAGTAAGGTGTGCATATGCTTCAGAAATAGATGCTGTTTGTGTTGCATATGCCTATACTTCTAAAACACCCGATTATCAACCAGCACCCATTAAAAAGTAAAAGATTATGCCAACAAAAGATGAAATGGCAAAATTTGCCAAAGAAATACATGATTTAGTTTCACGCACCGATTATAATTACATTGAAGCAATAACAGCTTATTGTAAAGAAACTGGTTTAGAAATAGAAGTAGCTGCAACACTATGTAATGCTAATCTAAAGGCTAGATTAGAAAGTGATGCAATGGATAATAATATGTTAAAAGATAAGGGCAATAGACTGCCCATTTGAGTTTTGTTGTTGTCTCACAAAAATAACAACCCAACCTATAATAAGGAGAACTATTATGGCTGATTTACATTTAGACCTTAACACAATCGTTAATGTTGCAGTAGCAGTAGTAGTGGTTGAATTAGTCGGTAAATTAACTGGCTGGTGGTAATTTTATTATAGAGTTTGGGAGAACTCTACAAAACTCCCCTTTTATTTTATGACAGGTTACGAAACTTACACTTTATATAATGCTCTTAAACTCCACTTTACCAAAGAATCATTTGATTTCTTCAAATATCACGGTAAAACAAATGTCACACCTGAACAATTCGAAAACAGAAAAGACAAATACCATTTCTATAAACTATCCAGAAAAATTACAGATAGAGATGAGATGATATTATTTCTTGTTTACAATTTCATCGAAAAAGAAAATGTATGGGTTGGTGAACTATTAACAGACGAAGCAAACAAAAGATATCTCAATCACAAAAAGGTTTTACAATCACTTTCTTATACCTTTGAGAGCGATTGTAAAAAGTTATTTGCTGATGGCAATCCAAATGACTTGATTAAAACAAATGGTGAATATCCTAAACTCTTAACAATGGCACTACAAAGAGATATAACGGTTGAAACCCTTTGTATTTTAAACTCAGTTCTAAACTTCTTTCCTATGTGGAGTAGTAAGATTTCTGATACGATACGATGGCCTGAATTTAGAACAAAAGTTTTAAAGTTTACCGCATTTCTACCAAGAGATGTAGTAAAATATAAACTAATTCTCAAAAAACTTCTTAATGAGAATACTAAATAGCATTATATTATGAAATATGTGGATAAGAAGTAATACATTTAATACAATTATATACAAGGAAAATACGATATGAATAGCTTTGCTAATCTCAAACGCAATCGTTCTAGTTTAGATAAATTAACTAAAGCGATTGAAACAACCACTAATCCCACCCAAGATTCAAATTCAAACGAAGATACACGATTTTGGAAACCAGAAGTAGATAAAGCTGGTAACGGTATGGCCGTTATTCGTTTTCTACCAGCACCGGCAGTAGATGGTGATGATGCGTTGCCATGGGTTCGAGTGTTCTCTCATGGATTCCAAGGTCCTGGTGGTTGGTATATTGAGAACTCATTAACAACTCTGAACCAAAAAGATCCTGTTTCTGAATACAACTCAACATTATGGAACTCAGGCATTGAAGCAAACAAAGAGATTGCTAGAAAACAAAAGAGACGATTACATTACATCTCTAACATTCTAGTTGTTTCTGATCCTGCTCATCCTGAAAATGAAGGTCAAGTTAGATTATTTAAGTTTGGTAAAAAAATCTTTGATAAGATTACTGAAGCAATGAATCCAGAATTTGCTGATGAAGTGCCTGTTAACCCATTTGATCTATGGGACGGTGCAAACTTCAAGTTAAAGATTCGAAATGTTGAAGGTTACCGTAACTATGATAAATCTGAATTCGCTGATAAAGAACCTGTTATGGGCGGTGATGATGATAAACTTGAAAACTTATGGAAACAAGAATACTCACTTAAAGAATTCTTGGAAGAAAAGAACTTTAAATCTTATGATGTGTTAAAAGCAC